CCCGGGTTCCCCCCAAACCGCCGGGCCGCCTAAACAAGAGGGCTTATGAGCGTACGCGGAAATCTCGAAAAGCGCTTAGACGCGCAAGTTTCAATGTATGTTAAGAAATTAACCTTTGATAAATACGGCGGTTGTGCTTTCTGCGGCGCTGATATTACAGACTGTTTTCACTTTGCCGGAAGAGCCAAGCGCGGGACTCGCTGGAATTTAGCTTTTTTAGTAGGTTCCTGTAATAAGTGCAATACGGACTTTGAAGATGATAAGAAACCATTTTTAGCATGGTTTATTAAAGAACACGGACAAAAGCTTTATGATGAATTGGTTTTACTTTCGAATACACCGGCGCAGTATACTTTATATGATCTCCGGGACATGATTAAGGCTTTTACGGCTTTAAATAAAGAAGAATCCGGAGACATTATTACGTACGGTAGAAAATATGAGGGAAATGGAAATTGAAAGCATAGAAGTTCAAATTGAGGGAGATATGGATATGCATGGTTCATGCGACGGAAAATTTAGGCTTATGGCATCTCCGTCTGACTATCAAACCTATTCTTGGATTGAACAAATTTGTAACGATGGAACTATACTTCAATTTAATACAAAATTTGTTTCTATGATTAAATATAAAAAGAAATAAATAATCCCTAAAAACAAATACCCTCATGGCTTAATTGCTATGGGGGTTTTTTATGTATCAATATGTATCAATATGTAATAGATTAACATATCAAAATAGCTAGTTTTAATTTTGGCGGTAATATAAATATATCCAATTTACTGTTTCTACTCTACCGCCAAAGCGAACAGGTAATGTGATATATTATCTTAGGTTCAGGATTTTTGTTAATCAGGCGTATATATCCACCTACTAAGACCTTTTTGTAATCCCGTTGTTCTATAACCCGTAAAAATGCGCATTGCGAAGAGGCGAACGAATTTATTTTTACTAAATAACTTCCGACTTTTTTGCAATTTCTTCCGTTTTTTTTAGAATCTCATCATCTTTAGGTGAAGGTGTTCGCTTCACATAAGCGTTGCAAGCGGAGAAACTGAAAGTTAAAAAGGAAGTCACTATAATACTAATATTAGGGTCTATAGTTTCTTTAACCCCGGCGAAAATAGAACATACAATACTAAACGCATGAAGTAAAAACGCAGTAGATAACCAACTAGGTTTCTTTTTTTTCATAAAATCTCCTTTACTTTCTTAAATCCCGTCCACCAAAATACCAACCAACAGCAATACCGGTTAATACTAAACATTCAAATATAGATTTTTTTGCGATAAGTTTCGTAGTTTCGGTATCGATTCCTACTTTCCAAAAAGACCAGATAGCAATTATAGAAGTCATTAAAACTAAATACCATATTACAGAGGGTCTAACCATAGCCCGGACATCATCAGCCCATCCGCCGCCATAAGAAGCCTTATCATGGTTATATGAGGCGTCTACACTCTGGATTATCTTTGCAGCTTTAGGGCCGCATTTTTCCGCAATGGCAAGTTTCGCTTTTAATATGTCGACTTCTTTTTTACCCTTCTGTTTTGCTTTAAATAAATTAATAACCCCGGCACCCAAAGCCCCTACAACGCCCAAGGCGCCGCCGGAAAGAAACTTTGTAGCTCCATCGAGGATACTATCAAACATTATTTTCCACCAAACCCAACAGCAACCATACCACCGGCCATAGTAGAACCAAAGGCATATGAAAAAAATGGCCCAATCTCTACACTAGGCATTTTTGCTGTTCTAATATTAGGATAATTATCAAGTTTTGCTAAGTAATTATCAAGACGAAACCCGATAGAAACCATAATATCAGTTTTTTTATCGACTTTTGAATAAGCGCCGCCAAGATTAAAATTAACATACTCGAGTTTTGTTTTCCGGCCAATAATACTTATTACCGGAACATGCCCACCTAAGAAAACCTCTTTTTTCATGTTCACATAAGCAGCACTACGGATATTATTAAAAAACGAAGAAAGATCAAGCATACCAAAAAGAGAACTTGTTTCCGGAGCAACTCCATCGGGATTTCTCCTAAATTCCAGATAATCGGATATTTGTTTGTCGCTAATAGTATTTATCTCAAGAGTTGTATTTTCTAAAGTAGACATACCACCTTCCCCGATGATCGTGTCTACTTTATTTGGTAAGGATGTTTCCTGTGCTTTTACCGGCGCTAAAAAACTTAAACAAATTATTATAGTTAAAATTATTTTCATAGCTTCCTCACTTTTTTGGATGTCTACATTTTGATGTTTTATTCTTTCGAAGTCCGCCTGCTTTTCCTTTACCTTTGCCGCTTCCATCTTTCAAACCATATCCTTTTCCGCGGCCACCACTTCTTTTAATTCTTGCTTTCATATCTTCCTCACAATTTTCCCTTTAATTTTTTTAAGCCCTTTACTAATTTTTGATAAAAAGGTTTCGGGTATTTTTTTACTATTACAAACTTCCCCTTCTGATATATTAATATTTTTAGTAGTGTTATGTCCACACTTTTTTATCCAGTAAAACCAAGAACCCATACTACGCTCCTGCGATTAATAATTTCCTTACTTCTCCGGCAATTCCGGGTAAGGCATTATAAAGTAAGAACCCGGGGCATGCTGACTTATCGTTTCGATCTTTATGTCCTATGAGATTTAGCTTTCTATATATCCGGGCTAATTCAGCTAAGAGCCTTTGTAGAGAATCAATCTGTTCTGGGGTAGGAAGTCCATTTTCGCAATCCTGAACAATTAATATACCAATAGTCTCGAAGTTTGACCCTTCGCAGTGAGATCCTATGTATTTATGATGGCGGCCGCGCTCAATAGTTCCATCGGTTAAAATTACATAATGATACCCACAACCATACCAACCACGTTTAAGATGCCATTTATGGACCATAGCAGCGTTTATTTTATTAACATCCATGTTTCCTAAAGGTCCTACGTGATGAACCATAAAATAACTAAACACCCGGCGAAGTTTTAATTCACTTTTAAACTTTAAATTAGTTTCGACTATTTTAACGCTCACTTATCCCTCATTACAAGCGTTCTAAGATCGTCTCTCATAATATCGATGCTTTCTTTTATATGCTTGATATTCGAATCCTGTTTATCAGCTCTTTTTATTAATGTTTTTTGAGTTTTCTCAACATTATTCATCCGCGCCGGCAAATTTCTATAAAAATTTATTTTAGCGGATAATAAAACAACCAAAGAAAAAGAGACACCAACAACCCAGACAATCCTTTTAACGCCGGCCCAGTCAAAAAGAAAACTATCAACAGACCCATTTGTCCTGCCTCCGATGCCTTCAATAAATCTTTGTTTTATTGGTTTTTTTGATTTATCAACACTGTTCATTTTATTCTCCAAGCCATTTTAGGTCTTTAAACTTCTCGTTAAAGTATTCTTCCATTTCCATTGCCAACCCCTTGTTGTTTAGTTTTACTAAAAAATAGTAATATTAGCGTCTGTTTTATCATTTTATTATTCGCAGTTATTCACAGTATTCATTAAAACTAATGCCCCTGCCCCTGTGCCAGTTGAAACACAAACAGAATAAGGAATAGCACAATCTGTACACATAAATAATAAACCTGCCTCTGACGGTTCTAAAGCATCAAGTTGTGCGTCGGTTCTTTGATATGGTTTAAAGCTACCGCTTACCGCTAAGTCCTCCCCGATAATTATATCCCCATCACTCTCTATTGTCATAGCAACAGTATCAACTAAACCAGCATTGCTAACACGAAAATAAATTAAATCACCTATTGTTCCGTTATCAAATAAAAGACCGCCACCGTATGCCCTTGTTATTCTTCCTGTCCTTTCAACATAAGCCCCATCATAAGCATTTGTTACCCTTATCCCATAGTTTCCGTCAGAATATACACTTAAAAATGAGGGTGTCGTTCCTGTTGATATTCCAACTTTCCCAGTTGTTTCTATCACATCTTTAAATGTGGTAGTGCTGTTAAATGTGTGCGTATCCGTCCAGTTGTATTTTGCACTTTCATCTACATCTACATCTACATCTACATTTGTTAAGTTTGAGCCATCTCCGTAATATTCAGTAGCGTGTAATTCACCCAAAACAGTAGCACTTGAAGTCGCCATATCTCCCACTATCAAGCCACCAATATTCAAATAGTTTGAAGTAGTAGCAGAGGGAGTATCTTCGTCATAGCCGATTATTATATTATCGGAACCCGAAGTAATTGAATCACCGGCTTGCCAGCCTAGAAGAAGATTATTATCACCCGTCCCGTTTGAAGCACCAGCCCTGTAACCAAGGAAAGAGTTCTGAGCCCCCGTGATGTTGTAATAGCCCGCAGCATAGCCCAGGAAAGAGTTCTGAGCCCCCGTGGTGTTCTTGTAGCCCGCCTGAAACCCCACGAAAGAGTTATTACCCCCCGTGGTGTTCTTGTAGCCCGCCTGAAACCCCACGAAAGAGTTATTCGCCCCCGTGGTGTTGGCTTGGCCCGCATTACCACCCACGAAAGAGTTACCCGCCCCCGTGGTGTTATAGTAGCCCGCCTTATAGCCCACGAAAGAGTTATTCGCCCCCGTGGTGTTGGCTAGGCCCGCATAAGAGCCCAGGAAAGAGTTATTCGCCCCCGCGGTGTTGGAGTAGCCCGCATAATAGCCCAGGAAAGAGTTATTCGCCCCCGTGGTGTTCTTGTAGCCCGCCTGAAACCCCACGAAAGAGTTATTACCCCCCGTGGTGTTGGAGTAGCCCGCATAATAGCCCAGGAAAGAGTTATTATCCCCCGTGGAGTTAGCTTGTCCCGCATAATTGCCAATAAAAGTATTATAATCTCCACCCGTTATATTACTACTTCCAGCACCTACGCCATAGGCTATACTATTTGTTCCAGGCAATATTGCTACCATAGTGCTACCATCTATCTGATAATATTCAGCAGTATTTATGTTTCCTGTAACATCTAAAGTACCACCTACGCCTAAATTACTTTGCAAAGTTACCGACGAGGTTTCTGTTAAATCCACCTTTGTAGAGAGAGCAGTTGTAACTGTAGATAAGTCTACACCAGAAGCAGGTACGCTTGTCGCTGTGTCAGCATTGCCTGTTAAATCGCCTGTGACATTACCTATCAATGGCCCTACAAAGCCATCAGCATACATTCCGGCCCATGTTCTTGTGGATAACCCTATATAGCCCTCTGAGGTTCCCCTTGGGACTATATTCCTTGTTTGCGCAAAACAATTTACACTCAAAAAGAGTATAAGTAAACTAATAAGACTTAGGTTGTATATTTTCATTTATCACCTCGAAAAAAGTATCTTCTGTTATTATATCATCATTTATTAAATTTCCATATCCATCTAATCTAAATACACCGGCTGTGTAAGTAGTTCCTCCGCCACCTGCAAACTCTACTCCATTAGTATAGAGTGTACCTGAATAGTTTATATCCCCTTGAACACTTAAAGCATGTGTCGGGGTGGTGGATGAGATACCTACAAAACCTGTGGAAGATGAGATATATAAATCTGCTGGATAAGTCATGCCCCTCCCAGTTGTAAGTCTAATATTTTCACCACCACCAGTAGAATTTCCACCAATTATCATTTCTTTAGGATAAGTAGCATGGGTATCACCGTACCCTTGAATAGTATGTTTAGCTGTTCCACCCTGCATAAAATCTATCTCCACTATTTTATGGGTTGAAGCGCTTGCATTTGTATCTTGAAGTCTAATATTTTGCGAAGCAGTCCCTATCATTGTAATGCCATAGACACCTGTGTTATTTGTAATTGTATACTCACCGGTTACACTATCCCCAGTATCATCAATCTTACTATCATCCGCAGGAATACCGGTTAAATTCGCTCCGCTTAAATCATCGAAGTAAGTTGATGAAATTGCGGGTATTTGTCCGTCAGAGTTAATTATTTGAACACCATCTGTAAATTGGTCTGTTTTACCGGCTACTATTCCGCTGCTTAATACTAAACCGTATTCATCAAATAATAACCTATTTTGGCTTAAAGCGTCATCTGAAATATACCAAAAATCAACCCCGGCCGTAGAAAGATAAACTCTATCCCAAGGACTGTAAGTGTAGCTATACCCAGTTACTTCTAATCGAGAATTTAAAAGTATCCCATCTTGATTCCCGGTATATATTCTAGCGGTCCCACTTGTTAGTTGAATTTCATCTACAAATAATGGCGCAGAAATAGTTGTTTGCGCAGAAAACTCGTTCACACCAGTAAGATAATTATTTCCAGCAGAGGTCATTACCCCTGATATGTTTGTTCCATCCCCATATAAGGTAGCATTAACTGTATTCGCGCCAATAGTATCAGCAGTTAGTCCATCCATAATAGTATTACCATAAAATGTTGAAACATTATAGAAGTTTTGTTTATTGGTAAATGTTGTAGTGCCGGCAAATACAGTTTGATAATCCCCAACATGAAAATCATTATTTACATCCAACCCATAAGAAGGGGTAAGGGTATTAATACCAACCTCTCCATCTTTATCTATGTAAATTCTTGTACCGGTGCTTCCAGCTACTTGTGTGATAAAATTAAGCTCTCCATCTTCGTTTCCATCTGCTAAATCAAAAGCAGAACCCGCTATCGTAACATAATCAACATCCTGATTAATATTATTTTCATTTCTAAATATTATAGAACCTAAATCTTTTTGAGTATAAGTATCTGTGGCTAAAACTATATCGTTATACTCAAATAAAAAAGAACCGGATGATGTGTACACACCTAGGTTATTATTGATAGTCACGGTGCTTGATTCAGTTAAGTCCACTTTTAAATCAATTTCACTTTTAAGCGTATTTGTATCTACCCACACTTGTGTTAATTGACTTTCATTGTTTGTCGCTAAGGAAGATATTGTCGTTGTATCAGTCGCAACATCACTTTGGTCAGCATATCCACCAGAAGCATGATTACCCCATCCATATGCTGTATCCCATTCTGTCTGTAAAACTGCTGCCGGGATTGTGCCTGAAAGTTTATCGGCGCCTAGTCCTGTAATCCAAGACGGGTCGGAATATGAACCAGTTATATAGACTCCATTCGAAACTGTTGCGGCATTACCCAGTAAATTAATACCAGAAACGATATTACCGGAAGCATCAGTCTTTACTAACTGCTCATTACCATTAAAAGTATTTCCTTGTAAAGTAACAGTAGTTGTAATTAAATTTAAAGGATCTCCAAGAGTACCATCACCGGAAAATTGATCAGAATTTATACTTATAGCAAGCTCACCGACTCCGGAGGATGTCATACTTGTACCATCTTGAAATATAATTCCATAGTCTCCAGATGTTGTTGAAAAAGTTACATTGCTATTTAAAAGATAAAGACCTCCATATGTAGTAATTGAACTTTGAAAAACAGCGCTTTCGCTATTTAAGTTTTGAAGTTCAGAAGCAATATTAAAAAAATTCTGATTTATTTCATCAGCTTGCTCAATGCCGAATATTGTAAACTGAGGTTCGTACCCGTAAGCTGGAGCGCATAATAAGAAAATTAGCAAATATTTAATCATACCCTCTCCGTGCTTTATTTTTAGCCCTTTGTCTCTGGTTTATCCGTTTAGGCCGCCAGCCCCTCATCGCCTTTTTTCTCCGAGCTTGTGGTTTTCCTTCTTGAAATTGCTCATTTATGTAAGTTTGAAATTCCTTTTTATCGATAGAACGGACATTTAAAAATAATATCTTCATTGATTCTGCGGGCATGTCAAATTTCTTTAATTCTGTTTGCCGGTGCCCAAGTCTTCGAAGCTTAGGATCTAATTCCTGAGAAATACCCGGAATTACATCGACAATGGGATTTATAAAGTTTTCGAACGCTCCAAAGTCGTTTGAGAATGTTTTTCTCTTAACTGGATCAGCTAAAATCCTCATATACCTTAAATAAGCACCAAATGGGATGAATCCTGCGGCCTGACCGCCTAGTACAGCGCTCGTAGACCTTCCTCTGGTGTATTTGCTCCGTAAACCAATAGCGGCGCTTACAGCGTGGAATATAGGCCCCATAGCAATACTATCACCGAGCCAATCTTGAACAGTTGCCCGTTTGCCCATTATTTCCCGCATATAAAGCATATCCCCAATATAAGGGAGATCATAAACCCGGACCCATCGCTCCATTTCCTCATCAGCGTAAAATTTAATCCGCCCTGTAGTATCGAATTCATACGGAAGCCTTTTAGCCTCCAAAGATTTAAGCCGCTCTTTACGATCATCAGCAAGTTTATTAGTGTAAGCGAGCATCAACCCACCAATTTCCATGCCAGCCATAGCCTTCGCTAATTTTACTTTAAAATTTGACTTATTTGCTGTGATTAATCCTAGAGGACTATACTCAGCATACATTCTATATTTATGATAAATGTAATTTGGATAAAGCATAATTCCTTTTCCGAGAAAATTATCCATCTTTTCTAATATCCATGGTTTATTTCCGTAGTCAAAAGTAACACTATGAGCCTTATCAGCAAGCTCATCGAATACATCAGAGAAATAATTCTCGCGGAAATCTTTAATAAATTTCATTTTATCTTGAGGTTTTACTTCCCCAGCTTTTACACCAGCCACATACGCTTTTTCCGCGAATGTAGATAAATTAGAATCAAAAGACCATCGTTTCCAGTAAGTCTCTATAGCGCCGAACGGAATAAGCGCTTTGTTAAATACTTGAACATCACCAAGAACCTCCGAATAATAGTTTAACCCAAGCATTTCTTTAGGTAATTCTTTAATTACATCAGGATTTAAAGCTCGTTTATAAGCTTTAATATCATTATTAAAAGCAGTGAATCCTTCCCCTAAAAGAGCAAGATTTAAATGAGTTAATGTTTGTAGACTACTTTGAACAAATCCACCTGATAGATTCCGAATAGCAGTAGACGGTTTAATTAAATAATTTGCAGCTATATATCCGATTGTTTTATCAGCCATTTCTCTTAAAAAGGCTGCTTTTTCTCCAAGCTCTGTTTTTTTTCGGATATTAAACTCTTTTTCGATACCTGCGGGGTATTGATATTCAGAAATTTTTTCAACATTGATACCGTTGGCTAATAATACATCTTTTTTTAAATCAATAACTTTTTTTAATACAGGTTTGTTTAAATCGATTTTAAGATACCCGCGCTTAACACCTTCGGAACCAATAGGCTCAACGACCAATGATAAAACATCACCTATCAAATTATTATAAAGATTCGCGGAAGAAAATTCAATTTGTCTTTGAGTTAAAGTCTGGAGAAGATTTTTATTTTCAAGTTCCATTTCAGCTAAAGCACCTGTTTTATATAATTCCCCTTTAGGAGTTTTGCTTTTAAATAGATTCCCTACTTTAGCAAGAAAGCGCTCCGGAGCTTTAATAGAAGGAACCCACTCGTAGCCTTCAATATGAGAAGATTCAATACCGTACTGAGCCTTAAGAACCTTACGGGCAAATGCTGGTATCTCAATATCAAGCTTTGTTTTTTCGATGGCCTCATCCATGGCAAGAAAAGCATCAAAGACTTTTTTTGTTTTAGGATTTTCGGTAATCATTGTATCGTACTCTCTAAAAGTATTTAAATGCCGATACAACTGAAAACTACCATCCGGAAGCTCTTTACCTACAAAACGTCCGTCTCCAAGCTCCTCACCGATTCTCATTATTTTGTTTTTTAGGATACCTGCGGGTTGATTAACTCCGCCGATAACTTCTCCGCCGACAGTAGTAAGCCCGCGCATAATATCATGTATTTTAGGAATATTTACACCTTTAACATCTTTAAAAATTGCTTTATTCCGGGCCTCAATCATTTTACTGATAGAACTTAAATTTGTTTCCATACGGCGCTGCATATCATATAGCTTTTTACCTTTAATAGGATCTTTGGCAATTACGCCCATTCGTTCTTCTTTTGTACCAAATACAAATACCAACCCATCTTTTAAATCCTTAATTTTATCAAGAGCTGGTTTATATACAGAAATTTCCTTTCTTGGTTTATCAATAACCTGTTTAACTTTAGGAGTCAATGCTTTTCTAATCTCACCAGCGGAAGGCTGCCGGTAATCTATCTTCCCAGTTCCTTCAAGATCTGCCTTTTCAGCAGAAGTTAAAGAAACTCCATCTTTTTGAGCTTTATTCCAAATGTCGGTTAATTGGGATTCTGTTACAGTAGGGATATTCTTAATTCCTAGTTTTTTATAAGCTAGATATTTATGGTGTCCGTCTATTATCATATTATTGTTGTCTATTATAATAACTGGATAATTAGATTCTTTGGCTTCACTTATTATATCAGTCCAACTCTTTATAGCTGAATTATCTATTTTGGGATTATTGGGATTTTCTTTTAATTCATTTATTGCTTTAGATTTGGATATTTTATTAATTAGTATGTTTTTTCTTGTTTTGTACCTTGTTTCACTTGATATAACTTCCTTGGAGAACTCCTCAGCACTAGTAAACTTCCTAGCCTCTATACTTAAATCTTTTTCAATAACTGGAATTTGCCCAGTAGACTTTTGAGCACTGACCATTAATTCATTATACTCGAAATTTGAAATCTTACCGGCTTCAAACCTAGACTTAGCAAATTGAGCAAGCTTATTTTGAGGTTCAAGCCTAGAGGGATTAATTGGATTCCTAGCGGTCTCAATAGACTCAGCCAGAGTTTTACCGGTATTTTTTACAATTCCGGAAGGAAGAGCAGCTTTTTCCTCGGGTAATAATTGAAGGATTTTTCTTATTCGCGGGTTATTAACTGCGGCCTGCTTTTGAAGATTCTTAGGGAGCCCTTGAAACATTTCCATTAATTGATTATCAGATAGATTTACAAGCCCGCGCTCTCTGATAGCAAGTTTTCTTAATAGATTACTTCCCTTTAATTGATTAAATATTTCCGGGACAGACTTGACTCCATGATAGCCGCCATACACTATTGCCGCTACGGTAGCAGCATCAGATAATTCATCTAATGGAGCCTCATCACCGGATTGTTTAACTTCCTGCCAGGCTTTAAGAGTTTCAGCATTGAAAGGTTCTCCAGTTAAGGCATGCCCGGCTGTAGCTCCAATGGCTTTAGCAAAATTGAGTCCAAACTTCCCTAATTTATAAGTAGCTTTTACATCAGATTTAAGTTTCTTACCGAGAAAAGTGCTAACTTTCTTTGCCCCGGTTGTGATAAAGTCTTTTGCCTGGGCACCAACACCGGCACCTGCTTCTTCCCGGAATTTTCCGAATACCTGTGCTCTTTTAAGTTGTATAGGATCAGATTTACCCATTAATATATCGGTAGGTCTTTTTACAGGTTTTACAGTAATCGGGATTATTCCAAGATCCTCATTAACTGGGATGATTCCTAAATCTTCTTTGATAGGTAAAACACCTAGATCTTCCTTAATAGGAATGATACCTAGGTCCTCTTGTGAAGCATTTATAGGGATTATTCCAAGATCCTCAATTTTCATTTTATTTCACTGTATATCCTTGTAGTTTAGCTTTTTCCACATTTGCATCTGGAACCTTAAACTCTGCGCCATCTTTAATCATAACCGTATACCCTTCTTCTTTTTCTTTGGATTTAGTTTTTACAGGAATTTTAGGTTTTTCCACTTCGCCTATAGGTTGTACTTTTTTAACTTCTGTTTTTTTCTTAGCACCTTTTTCTTTAATTTCAACTTTTGTTTTTTTGGAAGGTTTTACTTTCCCACCATACCAAGTATTTGGATTTGTTTCTTCGTACTTTTTTTTCTCGAGCCAATATTTTGAAGGAACTAAATCATCAGCCATTTTTAAATAAATTTCAGCCTGTCCTTTTCTCATTTTATGTGCATCGGTATCTTTATCATAATTCCACATAGAATCAAAATTATCATTAGCGAGATTTCGGTAAAGAGTTACTTTATCTTTTATACTCATTGTTGAGTTTGCAATTCTATCAGCCTTTTGCTTATTAGCAGCGTTGAATTTTGTTTTAAAGATATCAACGGACATAGTTTTTTCTTTTGTGTTTATGAGTTTTTGATCAGAAGGAGTTAAAGTATGCATCCTTTCCGGTTTTACTTTATCTTCTTTTCGGGAAATGAGCGTACCGGGAGCAACACCAACCACATTGGCCACTGCATCAGTTACAGCAGTTCCGCCGGGTTTATTAATATCAAACTTAGATCTAAAATCAAGAGTTATTTTTGCTTTTTGAAACATAGCGTCATTAAGAGCGTTTTGTTTTTTTATTTTATCGTCTTGGAATTTCTTAACCACGCCTTCGATAGACTGTCCAATAGCCTGTCTACGTTGACTTTTTTGTTGTTGGGCTCTTAACATAGACTCCATTAATTGCCCGCTAGGGGGTTGAATAAATCTTGCCATAATATCTCCTTAACCTTTATTACTCACTGCCGCGGCGGCGATATTTCCACCTGCTTCAATAAGGCTAGGACCGTAATCCTGCCACCAAGTAGTCTTTTGCGCGTCTAATGCATCTTGAAACATCTTCATTTGAGCGTCTAAGTTCATTTTTTCACCCATAGCGCCAGCAACGTTTTCTCTTTGGGTGGCTTGAGCGGAATAATCAATTCCGTAAGCTTCTTTTAAGAAATTAACTAATTGAGATTGTTTACCAGCGGATTCTTGAGCTAACATTTGATTAATTCCTTGCTCTTGAGTTTGTTCCATTCCTTGAACGGTATCTCCGATTGTTCCCATTTCAATATTGGACCCGGTAATACCACGCTTTAAACTCTCAGTTGTAACATCCGCAACAGCGCGGTTTTTACTATCCTCGCCAGATACCCTAAGAGATTTTATATACTCTTGAAGATAAGGATCTGATTCAGTAGTTAAAAGAGGAAGAACAGCCGGCATCGTCATCCCGGAATATGTTTTGTCTCCACCGGAAAGTAATTTCTGGATATTTTCATAACTAGCATCCATAGAACCTAAATCTTGATTTTGTGTCGGTTGTAATGTTTTTAAAAATTCTTGCATGTTATCCATGATTTCTCCTATTTAACGTCATACTTTTTATAATAAAATGTAAGTCCGAATAATGTAAACGGTTGATTTTTTCCGGTATTAATAAATTCCATTGATAAAAATCTTCCTGAAACGTTGTTAGTTAAAGAAAAAGGGATCTTACTTACAAGTATTCCAGCAGTAGAATCTTCTCCTGTATTTATATTATCTAATATTATAGCAGTAGTTGAAAGGTCTAAATAATATTTAGGAGTTAAATCAATATCAAGCGCCGCATTTTCTTCCGGGCTAAAAATAGTATAAGCTTTTACAAATTCCTTTTCAGCGTTAGGATCACCGAAAGCATATGCTTTTGTTTTTATCTTAGAAGTAAACTCTTCACCGTCGTCATCCTCACCAATTTCGAGTTGATAAATCTTACCGGTGGACGCAGAATCACCGCAATACATATTTCGATTAAACAACCCAAGAGAATAACAATTTATATTACTTAGAAAAGTTGGCGCGTTATTCTTATCGTAAACAGTAAGCCAATCATTATAACCTAAAGAAGTATTTGTCGTATAGGCGATATATAACCGGTTATTATAAATAGCGGAAGCAAGTGGCGGGCGGGATGTCCCTGATTGCCAATTTGCTGTAAAATCCAATACCTTAGTTGTTTCGCTTGAAGCAGTTGGAATTAAAACAGCTTTAATACCTAAATATGGAACAGTTGAAACAGTTATAGGAGCATTATTTTTCTGTAAATTCCATGTAGCGGTTGACTGCTCGACTGAATCACAAGTCGCGCCGGTACTTACATAATATTCTATTGAGCTATTTCCGGATATTATTTGATTAGCTTGAAAATTTCCCCATGAAGAAATTCCGGTAGCTGTTACACATTCCCCAATATATTGCCCGGTTGTAGTAGCTTGGAGAGTATAATCCGCTAAAATAGGAGTATGGGTACTATATGTGGTTGTAAATGTAGATTTAAACTGCCAATATCTCTCAGTTAATGAAAGAGCTTGAGTATCTGTTGAAACTGTTATTGCCGACAACGCAGACCATAAATCATTATTAGGAGAAGTACTTTCCCTAATCCCGAAATCTAAGCTTGTGCCCTCAGCGGTTGATGTTGTAAAGTTAGCGTCGAACAGACCACCTATCGTTGTTGATATTCCAGTATCAAATATTTGAGAGGTATAGGTTCCAGTTTCATATCTTGCTTCAGAATTTATTTGTTTTACATATACACCTATTCCATCTAATACCCCACGATAAGAACTCATATAGATCGCGATATTGCTTGATGTTAAAATGGAATAATTCGGCATAATAGTAGAAATATATAATGAGCAAGAATCATCTTCAATGGTTATGGTATTTGTACTAAATGTTATTTCTATGTTATCACATTGAAGATTGCTTTGATACCCACTTAATATACTTTCACCGACATTAGAGTCTGTTCCCAATATAACAACACTTCCATTAGTATATTGATTTAATTTAATACTTCTTGTTTGGGTGAATCCTACCATTTTATTATCTAGATTTATAGAATAAGCTGTTATTCCTGATAGTGAATCTGTAGATGCTATAAAATATATTTCAATAACCCCCTGAACGAGAGGGGATGCGCCAGAATTTACAGATATATTATTTTGTAAATCCAAAGTTATTTTACTTGGGACGATTGATAATGAGTTTGTAGTAGTTAGGACACCAGAAGTAAACCCACCTGTTGACAGATATACATGCCTTAACCAATTTGAAACAAAAGCAAAAGAATCTTCTCCTTCTGTGAATGTCCATGTTGGATTTGTAGTATAATTACCATTTTCAAAACCATCCTCTACACTTGTAAATGTAGATAGCACTAACGAATTTTCATAATTAGAATTAGTAGTAGAAACATCAACTAAAGTTCCCTCATCAAATTCATAATCTTGAGTTTCGGTTACTGTGAAAGTTGCCGGAACGATACTTGCTGGACTAATTGTAGCGGATATTTCATTTCCTAAGGTCCCCTCTTCCCACTCAGCTTGAGAAGAATATAATTTAAGCCTCAGCAATGCTGTATTATTTATGATCGTATCGAAAATATCTTTATTCCCATCAGAAATACGATTAAAAGTTTGCCCGGTAGCTTCTTCAACACCACGGCGCGACATCCAATATAATTTTCCGTCTTTTTCTTGAACTGATTTATCTTCTATACAGCCGACTTCCCGGGAAATTTGCCGGGTAGCAAAATCCTTATAACCAAAACCATAAATACCCCACGTTTCATCTTCGGTCCAAGCCCAGAGAATATCTTTATATCCTGCGTATAGACAAGTAATAGGTTTTCCATTTATTCCACCGATAGGCAAATTAATAGGGGAAGTATTTAAAGTAGGCCCGATAGTCCATTCAGTGCCATCTAAATTTTCAGACATATATATATTTGACAGTTCGCCGGATTTCCCAGCGATTATAATTCGATTCCTATAAGACTCTATCAACCCGCCAAGAGGAGCTTCGGTTACAGTGCTTGTACTGGACCCATCCCAATTAGCAACAGAGTCAGTGCCATTTGTGAACCATATTTTGCCAGATAGAGTAGTCGCATCCATATCAGACACACTTGAAAACCCATTAAGTCCGGGTATAGCTTCGAATTCGCCATCAGTAGTTGCTTGATAAATCGTTTCGCTTGAAAGTGCCAGAAGATATCTTGTACCGTCATCGGAAGTAAACGGCCAAAGCCCGCGAACAGATTGTGAATCCGGGAATACACTCGAATTAAATTGAGAATACCCTTTGCGCCGAGTTATGCCACCCTCAACATCGAAGTATACATTTTCAGCCCATTGAACAGAATTTTCCGGAATTAAAGCAGGACTATATCGGGTAACAACACCTTGACTAAAATTTGGAATAGGGTACGCCTCAATAGCCGGAGTTTGGGCTTTAAGAAATGAAGGGGTTAAAAGTAGGCATAAAATTATTAGTCTCATAATCCTTATTTTGGTGACATATTAATATTCGGCATATAGGAAGGGCGCGCTTTACATGACCTTCCAAAAACTTCTTTAAGATACATATATCTTTGCATATACCGATCACCGACAGTCACAGAACCATCAATATAAAGCATTTGCGCAGCAGCGTAATATGAAAGCATACAATGAAATGAAGTAAATTCGGTTATTCCATTAAAAGGGGTTGATGTTAAAGTCATTGTATCAGCCCGGGAAAAATACTCAATCTTAATCGTAGTTATAGAACTTACTGAATCGGGAACGGGATAAAAAGCTATTTTTGTACGACTTGAAAAATTTATATAAAAATTCATTGGAGTCCCGGTTACAGTCTCCCACTCAGAAGAAAGTTTGTCAAGTTTCTCTGGGCTTTTTTCGTCAAGTTTCATGCTATCAGATAAAAGACGTTTAACACTTATAAAAGAATCAGTTAACGCATAATAAGTAGTCCCTGAAACTGTATCGAATGAATATTCTTTCTCGATACAAAACGTTGTTGAAATTGCATCACCTTGTGCTTCATTAAGAAAATTTAAAATCTGGGCATCAGAAAACCGCACCCGACCAAGCGAGGAGGGATCTCTCGCTAAAAGCCGGGTGTCAGTCACTAAGGTTGATGCAGTCTTTGAGGAGCATGGAACAGAGGTCGCAATTAAAATAAAAAATAGGAAAAGTCTCATATACCCTCTAGTCGTCAGTAGCAATATCCTTACTATCGCGCCTCTTTTCTCCGAACAAAGTGAAGTCGGCAGAAGAAGCGTCTTCTACTCTTCCGTATAAAGCAGCTTGACTATAATCTTCGTAATAATATCTTTGTGTGCCTAATTTTTGGCCGTTAGATGATATACTGCATACTGTAGAAACAGTTGATGTGGTTGACAAACACACAATAGTATTTAAAGTGGTAGAGGTAGCCTCGATAATAGAATACCGCCTATTTTCATCCTCATCAAGAATTTGAGTCCAAGAATTTGAATCGACCGATATAGCGAAAGGGATACGCTCATTGCCATGGTTTTGACTTACTCTTTTTACATAAATATTATTTTTAGGAGCAGCATTGCATATTCCGCAGAATATCATTAGAAAAAATATTAGAAATAAATTTTTTATCATTTTTAGCCTTACTCTTTACAAGTAACTCCGACATTTGTTATAGGATTAGTAGATTGATAAACTAATGCGCCAGCAACAGCAGCAGTACCAACGCAGATACACCCACGAGTTGTATTATACACTTGCTCACCAATAGCTGGAACATAAGCAGCAAGAGCAGTAGAAGACAATAACACAGGAGTAAACACAGAACTACCCATGGTAATAGTCGTTCCTGTTAATGCTCCTATGACAGCAGCATCAGCAGCTAAAGAATCAGCATTTAAAGTGCCATCAAAATATCCATTTTTAAACTCTAAAGACGGTGATCCTAAATCAGCAGCATTATCAGTCGTTGGAATTATATCACCATCGGAGTTTACACAAATTTCAACCCCACTAGCGCCAACACATAGCGCATCTGGATTTGTAGGCATATCACCTGTAATCCGAGCGAGTATAAGTCCATTATAAAATCCAACTGCAAGTATAATAAAAAGAAAGAGACCTAAAAATTTAAATATTTTTTGCATTACTTTTTCCTCCGATAATTATCAATGTTTCGTATTTCCCTATTTGTCGGATCGAGAACTCCGGCGGCGCGTTTTAACTGTTCGCACATTTTATTAAACATTGGATTTGATAATTCCTCTTTATAACATTTATCAACTGCTGCTCGATACTCTTGGTTTTTTGTGGGATCAAGCTTAGGCCATTTCCCTTTTTCTGCTATTGTAAGAGCATGCTTCGCAATATATGCCTTAGCTTGATTAAACTCTTTGAGGGCTGTATTTTTTTCCTTTTCACTTCCTTCTCGTGGAGCAAACGCTGCTAAAGCCCTTTTTTTAGTTGCAAGCTGTTGTTCGAGTTGAGCGATATCAATTCCGCCTGCTTCGAAACTTGTAATTCCCTTTGAATCAGTTGAACCTTTTTTTAAACCATTTAAATACACTTGGTCTCGATTAATTTCCTGCTGCCTTTCTTCAACCGCAGCAGGTGATATAGGTACAATTTTTCTACGTGAAACTTTACCACTTTTCCTTACAGCCATATTATCCCTCCGTCTGTGTTTTTTTACTTAAAGTACATTGTGTCCAAAAATAGGTCTCCAATCAGGAGAACTTACATTACAAGACATATAACCTGCATGTTTTGAAGTAAGCGTATCAATATCACCAGCATAAAAGAACTCAACAGGACTCCATTGATAGTACTTGAAATAATCCTTCATTAAGTTTTTGGTGCCCATGAACCAATTATCATCATCAGTAAGCCAGTTATGCCATACAATAAGCTCATAACGGCCTTTATGGACGTTAGGGTTATTGTTCGCAGTATTAACCTGTTTAACAGAAGAGATTAATTCAAGACCGGCATCTTCATTTCCAGTAGCAACAATAAGAGTATCTGGAAAATCAAGAGCAATATTATCGCGGTTTGTTTTATACTTTATCATTAACCTACGAGTAGCAGCAACTGAGGCAGGAGAAAATGAGGAAGAACCTGCATTACTCTGACTTGATCCACCAACGTCGGAAGTATGTGTAGCATTACATAAAGAAACAGCATCAGCTGTGAGTGTAGTGCTAAACGCATTATTAAGGAAACCTGCTCCAATAGATTCTTTTTTTGCGCGGAATCTATCAGCTAAAGCGGCAGCAGATCTTTTAGCAACGCCATATAAATCGTTTCTTCGGAATTTTTTTGTTATTTTAATACCGAGAGAATATTCAATTTCCTCAACAGTCTTCTTATATGATTGTTTACTTTCATCATAATAGATTTGACCGTCGTATACTTGAACACCGCCAAGATCACCAAGCATTAACTCAGTAACAATAGCTTGATCCGGAGTTTCCACATCAAAAAGAGCTGGTATCATGGAACTAAACTGTCCATATCTTACTGCAAAAATCTGAGAGAGATTTTTTTGTACAACATCTGGGTGATTAGCTTGTGTTAAAGCGGGCATATAAGCCTCCTATTATCTATTGGTGCAAATTCCTACATACTACCGATTAATAACTATTAATCGATAGGTGCTATAAAAGTGTTGACCGGCATTACAAGACTTCTGAATACCGGGTGTAAACCATCCAACTGTAAATTATGATGTTTACCGGGATCAAGATCAATCCAGCTTTCAGTACCGTCATATCTCATTTGGTTTCTTATGATTCTAGCCGTCCACGTTCCAGCAGTGGCATCAGTACCAAATTTATCCATTGTTGCAGTCAAGTGATGTAAACCATGACCTATGGGTGGAATTTTAACTAAAGTGGTATCCGCAGCAACGAATAACGTAGTAAGCGCCGATTTAAGCCACAAATCAGTAGCATCATCATATTTAATGAAAGCGAGTTGACCTACACCGGTACCGCTATAAGCGTATACCCAGCCACCAGAAAGATGATCTTCGATTGCAGTAATGGTTATTTGAGTCGTGCCTGTTACAGTAGTAATAGCCATTGTGTCGGATAATGAATATTCACATGCAACAACACAACCAGGACAAAAAGGTTCAACTTCTTTCATAACATGATCTGCGCCAGTATAGACATCAGAATCACCATCTTCTGAGAAATTATGTTTAGCAACAAGAAGTCCGTACGCATCAGCGCCAGATTCGTCGGCAAGAACAGCACTACCATAAGTATCAGCGCCGCTTCCACTTTCAACTGTGCCGGGAACGAGCATAGCTCCTGCATTTATATCGACACCTAAACCGTCGATGGGTAATTTTATTAATCCTAAAGGAGAGCTTATAATTTTCATACACACCTCATAAGTAATTCAGATCAAGGTGAGTATTCAGGTTGGATAAAATTTAATTTTTTCAGGTTGGATTAATCAAGGTGGATACTTCTACATATACTGTATACTACTTTTTGCAACATGTCAAGTCTTTTTTACAAAATTCTTACTTCCACATAAAGGACACCCAGCGCCTTTCTTTACAGAACTTTCACCTACACCGTCGGTAACTGTAATATTTCCTAATCCACCATTTCCGGTTAATGTTCCACCGGAATGATCAGTTCTATTTATATCAACAGGATATCCGCACTGCGCGCACTTATAAATTAATTTAGAGCTTTTACCACCATGTCCTTCTCCTGTTTTTCGGCTATTTGGCCGCGCGTTTCCACTACCAGCCGTAGGAGAAGGATACATTTGTTTTTCATTAAGTTGTTTGGGGTTAAATTTCATTTTAATCGAATGATGGAGCCTCATCATAATCATTTGGAATTTTTACATTATTGGGGCCCCGGTCATTAGACTGAACTTTATTCCATTCTTTTTTATCGATTACTCCACCGACATGGATTTTTTCACCATTCTTAGAAACATAATCGCCATCTTCTATCTCGCCTTTTTTAGCACCGGTATTTTTAAGATCATCATCGTAAGAAATATCGTCAGAATCTAAATTAGGAGCTTTTTTATCTTTAGGTTTAGGAGTTTTAGTGAACCCGTATTTTCCCTTGGCATAATAAATAGCATTTTGCATATGTTCTTTTAAATCGCCAATTTTTTGATTACTTGGAAGTGTAGCAAGATATTCTTTCATTCCTGTTTTAAGTTTTCCAAGCCGGGGGTCTTTTTCGACTTCATCTTGAATAGCATCCCGGACATTTTGTCGAGCTTCTGTATCATCTTGTCTTTTATTTATTTCCCAAGATCTATACTCGGATTTAATAGTTGCTCGATCTTTTTTTGTTTGAAGCTCAAGATTTATCCATTGTTCCTCAGTAAAGTTATCCATTGATGCAGCAGTCATCGGAGCGGATGTAGAAGTTTTTGGTTTTTCAAGTTCAGCTATTTTATCTTTTAACTTGATATTTTCAAGTTCAGCCTCAGTAGGTTCTTCAGAAGTTTCATCGTCACCTGGAGTTTCATCGTCTATCACTTCACTATCGGTAGGATCAGCAGCATTTGCAGGATCCGGTTCTCCATCCCTAAGTATTCTAAATAACTTGTGCATGTTTTCCCTCCTTGGGTTTATTAATTAGTTTTTTTATTTCATTATTATTATAAGCAATCTCCTCATTAAGTTCATTAATTCTTTTTTGAGAAGCAATAATATTATTTTTTATTCCTCTAAGTGTAAGGGCAGTTCTTGCATTGGACCTTAACATAACCTGCTCTTTTTGCGCATCAGGAATTTCTTTAGTTTGTAAAATTGCAGTATTAATTTTATTTAACGCTTCAATTACACTATCAAACTCACCAATAAGGACTTTATTAGTTTTTAACTTGCTAAGTTCTTGTAACTCTTTAATTCTCTTATGTTTATACTTAATATCAGCTTTGATTTTTACAACCTTTGTTAAGTTTTGCTTAATTTCCATTATCCCTCCTAATTAGTTTGTTGCGATGTTTTTTGAACTATGGGTTTTTTTACTAAATATGAATCTCCATTTGGAAGACGTGCAGCATTAATATAATCATTCCATAAAATTCTTAATATATCAGGATCAGCTTTGAAAGGTAATCCGGCAAATAACACAGCACTTTTTGCGACATTAGCAATTCGAGACATTTCAACTTCTGGTGATAAGGGGACTGTAACAGCTTTAAGCCTAAATTGTACCATTTCACTTACAAGTAGGGAAGTATCAATTTCATCATCTTCGCCATCTTGATTTATAAATTGTATTTTTGATTTATAATTTTGGCGCAATAAAGCATTATTTAATAATGTAATATCATTAACACTGCGTTTCCAAACATTAACGATATCAATTACCCTGTAATCAGAACGTTGTAATAGCATAGCGGTTTTATTGCCGGGAGCAGTAGGATCACTCATACTTTCCTGTCCCGACATACCAGCAGAAGGACCAATAAGCCCTTCTATAAATCTTATCGTATACTCTTCATCTTTATAATCAGTATTATCAAGATTTTGAATAATAAATTGTCTAGGAACCTGTCCAGCCTCAAATAAGCCATCTGGAACATACAAAGTAGATCCGGGTTCAAATTCATATAGATCACCAAGCTTGTCTTTCATGCTATCTGGAGCGATTAAAGTAATTTGTGATGTAAGTCTACGTTTATTTGACCTATCACGATGTAAAGCATTAAGCTCGCCAAAAAGATCTTTCCCATCATTTAATAAAGAAATTCCAAGCAATCGTCCATCGCGACCAAGAAACTTAAAAGGGACAATACATGGAATATTGCGTCGCACATTATATTTTTCAACACGAATAATTTTTCTTTTCTCAGGCCAATAGACTACTTTATAATATTCGGGTCGCATATCATTATTAAGATCAGCTTTAACTATAATTCGCGCAAATTTATAAGCTTCTTTATAGTCCCCGGAAATTCCTTCAATTTCGTCCCAAGATTGATCCCACTCATCCTCGTAAGTTGTATCACTAGATTTAGAAACAATATCTTCGATAGCTTCTTTAATATAATACCCGAGTTTTTCTCTTTCAAGAAACTTTAGGCGGGTTTCTTTGTACATATATCCATATGCGCTGAGATCTTTAATTTTATCTGGGAAAAAAGGATAGAATATAAAATTGTGAAGAGGGATAAGAGTATATTTAGGTCCGTTTTTTGAAACAAAATCTATTTCATATTCAACTCTTACCTCTGGCGGTTCACTTCCTTCTTGATTAGGTTCATTTAATAAAGAGATTATTTCATCGTATTTTTCTTCGCTTATTTTAGCAGTTTCGTAATCGGGATAATCAGCTTGAAAAACATTTAAATTTGTATATACCTCACAATCAACGCCTGTTTGAACTTCTCTTGAATATTCGCCATAAATAAGTGCAGTACCATCCCTAAAACAAGGTAGATCAGTATCTTTTAAAATATCTTCTAGATTAGATAATTCTGAAATAGTCCAGTTTTCAGCAGCTTCTATTTTATTTCGAGTTTGGTTTTCTATTTCACTTCCAGGGCTTAATTTAGCAACAATAAGTTGTTTCCCGGAAAAGATAGTTCTACGAAAATTTGAGCTTAAAGACCTATGTTTTTCAGCAGGTATTCTTAAATCAATTTGTGAAGAAGCATCTTCGCCAAAAGGAAAATCTGTTTTATCAAGATTTCCTTCCATTAATTTATTTAAATCTTTAAGATTACTACGAAGTGAGCCAGTCCCTTCTTCCCATGCGTCAAAATACTGTGCAACAATTCTTTGAAGTTTTTTTAGTTTTTTTTGTGGTAGAAAATGTTTAGAAGATTTATGTGCTTCTTCAATTTCTTCAACATCTTGTTGAATTTTTTTTATTTTATTATTATTTGGTGGATCGAGAAAAAATAAAGGCATTTTTATTTTCCAAATTTTATACTTTTTACTTCAAGTCGGATTTCGGGTTTATTTTCGTCTATTTTTTCATACCCTCGAACAATAAACTTAATTATAGCTGTCCCAGTTGAACCGAGTTTTACTACAGTATTTGTTTTAACTCGAAGAGAGGGGTAATGTACTTCCTTTTTTTTAGGAACACTTACTTCACCCCAATCCTCGCCGAGATCTATAAACTTTCCGTTTTTGTCGATGTTCATTTTACTTTAGGAGTTTTGAAAGATTTTTTGATTGGTGAATCTGATGATTTAATACCTTTTGAACCATCAATACCTTTTCCGGGTTGAATACCAGCTTGAGGATTTTCTTCAACAGGTCCGCCAAGACCTTTTTCATTACTGGTATACTTTAATTCTGAACCGGCTTTCCCGCCGGAATTTCTTTTTCCGAAATTTGCTTTCATAATTTACCCCAGTTTTTTATATTTTTTATTCCGTTCGCAAGAGTGAACTTTTCAGCGTCTTCTTTTTGTTTTATTTTTTTCCGTAAACCTGCTTGAAACCAGTCCATTATGAATATTGTAATTTCAGCACAAAACCCACGGGCGAACGTAGGATGTAAGGAATTAGGAATTGTGATAATAACAATATCTTTTTTTTTTGACATTGAAATAGTAGGAGCTTTTGTATTAACTGGAATTTCCATAACTTCGATTTTTTTAACTTCTGGTTTTTCTTTGGTTTCATTCATGTATATATTAAAGCCTTTTTTTTATTACTTGTCAATAGTAAAGAAATCCCCCGCTCGGTTAAATAAGCGGGGGACTTTATATATACACGAATTTATAAGTTTTAGTTTTTTTTAATAGTTACCTCCAGACCCTTCAGGGATAGACTCTTGTTTTACTGGTATATCTACGACAAGAGCTTCAGTTGTAAGAAGAGTTCCTGCGATGGATGCGGCGTTTTCAAGAGCTATCCTTGTTACTTTTACAGGATCTATGATACCTGCTTCAAAAACATCTACATACGTATTATTATCGGCGTTAAACCCAGTATTAATTACAGAATTCCTTACTTCATTAATTACGATAGAGCCATCTTGACCGGCATTTTCAGCGATTATACGAAGTGGAGCAAACACAGCATTTCTTACAATGTTGACGCCAGTTTGTTCATCAGGAGTAATACACGCTTTTAAATCATCAAGAACATATGCAGCACGGATTAAAGCAACACCGCCACCTTGAACTATACCTTCTTTCTCAGCAGCAATAGTAGCATTTCTTGCATCCTCAACTTTTGATTTTTTTGCTTTCATTTCGGTTTCTGTTGCCGCGCCTACTTTTATTACAGCGACTCCGCCCGAGAGTTTAGCAAGTCTTTCTTGGAATTTTTCAATATCATAATCGGAAGTAGAATCGCTAATTTGTGTTTTAATTTGACTAATTCTTTTTTTAATTAATTCTTTATCCCCTGTAGAAGAAACTATAGTTGAATTATCTTTAGATATAGTAACGCTATCAGCTAAACCAAGTTGGTCGATCTGAACGTCTTTGACATCCATACCTTTATCTTTTGTTATAACTTCGGCCCCGGTAAGAGCTGCAATATCTTCGAGAGTTTCTTTTCTTCTATCACCATACCCAGGAGCTTTAATAGCGCAACATTGTATTTGCTGGCGAAGTTTATTTATAACAAGAGTAGCAAGTGCCTGTCCTGTAATATCCTCAGCAATTACGAGTAAACTTTTTTGCTCAGCTGAAATTTTTTGAAGGATAGGAAGAATATCCTCTATTGAAGAAATAACTTTATCAGATATTAAAACATAGCAATCTTTTAATACACACTCCATTTTTTCGGGGTTTGTTGCGAAATAAGGAGATAAATAACCTCTTGCGAATTGCATACCTTCAACAATTTCTAATTCAGTTTCAGCAGTTTTACCTTCCTCAACAGTTATAACGCCTTCCGGTCCGATTTTTTCCATAGCATCAGCGATTAATTTACCAATATGGGGATCATTAGAAGATATTGTAGCTATTTGGGCTTTTAATTCGCTGTTATCTACTGGCTTAGCCATACACTTTAATTCTTTGACTATTTCTTTAACAGCATAATCTATTCCTTTTTTTAAGTGCGTGGGATTCGCGCCTGCTGTGATATTTTTGAGTCCTTCTGCGTAGATAGCCTGTGTGAGAATAGTGGCCGTAGTAGTACCGTCACCAGCTATGTCATTTGTTTTAGAGGCAGCTTCCCGTACAAGTTGAGCTCCCATATTTTCATATGGATCTTTAAGTTCGATTTCCCTGGCTATTGTTACGCCGTCATCGATAATTGTAGGAGAACCGTACTGTCTACTGAGAATAACTGTTTTGCCTTTAGGTCCTAATGTTACTTTAACAGCATTTGCCAATTTATCGACTCCGGCTTTAAGATGCTGTCTTCCTTCTTCTGAATACGCTATTTGCTTTATCATGCTCCCTCCATTTAATTTATTGTATCATTTTTTTTAATTAAATCATTTAAATTATTTACTTGAATTTTTAGAGCACTAAGTATTGCTACCTTTGTAATTTTAACATCAAATAACTCTTTATTATATTCAGCTAAAAGTTTATCCCTCTTCGCTATTTCATCGTGATAGACTTGTGATTTATCGGCTAATTCTTTTTGAAGTTTTTCTATACCTTCAATTAATTCTTGCCGCTCGTTATCTAAAAAAATCTTTTCGGCTTCTGTCTCTGAAATAAATTTATGTTTAGTTTTTTCTTTTAGAAGTTCAGCAGTAAGATTAGATATTCTTTCATTAGCTGTTAAACAGTTGAACTCATTTCGCTTTTCAGAATCTTGTATAATCTTAAGTAAATCAAGACAGCAAGATGTTAATTGTAAAATTTCTACACACTCACGACTTCGAAATTCGTGCTTAGTTTTTTCTCCTTCTTTAATAAGCTTCTCGCACATATATTTTATTGCGACAGTATCTACAGCAGTTTGTCCGCCAATATAATCCCTCTCTTTTTGTACTTCCATTTCGTTAGGAAGCAACTCTTTAATTTTTTCTATATTTATATTATCACTATCGGAAGCTATCATATTATCCCTCTATTCACTCATATATTTTAAAGCTTTACTTTCTGCTTGCTTTTTTGTTTTGCCGTTAAAATGATTTTCACTATCAGTAGAACGATGCCGGAGTATTGTAGTATACCCATTCATTGTTTTTATGGTTTCACTGTAATAGAATATATTATCTTTTAATTTTTTAGTTTTAGATTTATTTCCAGAGTTTAATTTTACTACGGATTTTTTTTTGTCGCGGATTTCTTTTGAGTATTTAAGAAAATCATCTACAACTTTTAATTGAAGGGGAGTATACTCTTCATAGTTAAATCTTTTTACATGATCTAAGGCGAAAATTAAATCGTTTATCTTTTCCATATTCCCTCGTTTTTTATTATAGCATTAAACTACTTGATTATTACGTTTCTTTATTTTAGCATTTACTCGTTTAAGAATCTCACGTAATGGTTTCCGGGTAACTTTTGCAAGCATGTCATCTGTAAATGCAGTCATATTTAAAATGTAACAAGCAATAGAAAGATCTATAACAGTATCATCATGACATCCGCTATCTGCTTCAAGTTTACCATTCTTTGCTTTTACGAATGTTTTAATTTCATCTATCGTAATAGGAGAATTTATTACAACAGTGCTTTCTTGTAAAGCGGTACGAGCTGCGCTAATAATTACCGGGCGAGTCTTTGCAGTAGTCCTCCATGGTTTTTGTTCGATATGCCATAGTTTAGGATATTCTAAGGCTTGTAATTTAGCGTAAGCGACGTTTCCTGGAGTATTTGTTTCCGGCGCTAATGTTGCCCAGTTATAATAACAACCGAGATCGTACATTGCTTGCCCACCTTCTGTTGGATCTATACACCCATGCCAATGCGCGACTTGCTCCCATGAAAAAACATCCCATACTGACATACTTGTTAAATCAGCGCCAACTATTCCTTCTGCAAAATCACCTGTAACAAGATATGCTTGATCCCGGCCTTTAATATCGTTTGGAGTACGCCAGATTGTAAGATTACCAGTAGGACTTGCATCTATTGTTATTTTATTACCAGTATTTTTTAAATTGCATATCCATTTATGCGGGCGCATGTTATCTTCTTGTCTTTTAATATCAGGCCATTGAAATACTTTTGCTCCGCTCGTAAGAAAAGCTTCTGCTTCGTTAGCGGGATATTCTTGAGGAAAATCATACTGATTTATCATACTTCCTTTTTTCTGACGAGCCCACCGTAATTGTCCATATGAAAGATTTAAAGATTTTTTTATAGCTGTCTCGTGTGGTTCTAATTCGAAAGGAGTATTATCAGGACTACAATATTGAGGGTCGTCTTGCCAACCATAAAAATGCTTTTTGAAATTATTCTTTGCTTTCCAAAACTTATGTCCATCATTACCGGACCCATTAGCGGTAGATTCAAGAATACACCATCCGCCATTTCTCATAGCTTCTTGAACACCGGTTAAGATTCCAAATTTAGGATAGAAGAGATACTCAGAACAATGTAAATGAGTTATATCATCACCACGACCAAAAGCTTTTTGTCCAGCAGTTCCAATCCATAGGTTAGAATTAGTTTCCGGGAAACTATAACCTTGTTTAGAATCAGTGCCAAGTGTTATATCGATTGTACAGCTTTTAATATAATAGTCCACACGCTCTAATAGTCTTTTTGTGGCCCCATCCTCTTCGCTCATTATAACAGCCTTTGTATTCTTTTTGAAAAGACAAGCATGTAGCCATATAGCGGCAATAACTGAAGAGAAGCCTTCTTTACGGGCTTTAAGAATAGCATCGAGAAATAAGAGAGATTTACCGATTATAGTGCCTTTAGAGCGCTCTTCGTAAAATCGATTTTGGTTTGAATTGAAAATAAAAGGAACATCGCAGGAATCTTTATCTATAATTGAAAGACATGATTCAATAAAGAATTTTGGATCTTCTAATTTTTTAAGATATTCGTCTACTTCTGAGTCTTTATTTTCCACGAGTAGACCTCGATGATAAGCTCAGTGATTTTATTGCGGAGTTGTGAGTTTATAGGATGGACTACATCTTCCCATTCTCCATGTATATTTTTCCTATTAGGCATACATATTATAATTTTATTATCTGGGTTTCGTACAATTCGAATTTTATTTATTTTTAGAGTTCTATCGAAAACAACATCACAGTATCCGCAGAAGTTTCCCCTTTGAGACCCATGAAAATAAATAGCTGTTATTTTCATTCGGGTTTTATTTCCTCATACTTAATTGCTTTATTCATAAGAGTATGAATAACTATACCATCTTTATTTCTTAAACAAGTACATTCTTTTTCTTTAACGTCCATAACATCGTAAAAGACTTCTCTGATAGGATCTAATGTGTTTCCATCATGATTACATAAATAATTTACTATGATCTTTGTCTTTGCCATTTTACCTCCGGATGGCTGGGTGAGCCTATGTAACCAAACAGTCGGAATCTCACCCGAGCCTATGAATGCAATTTTTTTACTTAACTATCGAAACTTATTCTTTTTCCTGTACCGCATGTTAACGTAGCACCTACAACTCTTGTTTTTGGAGGTGATAATTTAATATCTTCATAGTGAGGGCATTTATTATTACAGTGTTTGAATCCTTCGAAGGGACATTTAACAAGCTCTCCATCTCTTAGAAGTATACCAGCTTCACTAACGCTCCACCCTTTTTTAATTTCAGGCGCCTTAGCGGCGGGCTTAACAACTTCATCTTTTGTTTTAGCTTCATTAAACGAAGATGCTTCATCAATTATGGGTTTTGCGCGTTTAACTCTATTTACTTTCTTGGGAGCTGCTTTCTTTTTGCTTACTGATTTCTTTCTTGTCTTTCTTTTGGCCATTTTTTTTATCCTTTATTTGATTTCCGTTTTGGAAATTTACATTTTTTAAAGCGAAAGCTAAATCACATGCAATATTTTCATACTCTTTATGATTGAAACTGAATAATAATTCATAAGGTAAATCATTTGTACGATCAAACCTTACCCCCCGCTCAACCATAATAACCTCAAGAACTTCATGTATAAATAATATTGGAATCTCTTTCGGCAACCTAGTCCCGATAGTTATTATGCAATCACGAATATTACCATTTCCACCTGCTGACTTAGGATTTTTTTTTATTTTATATTCGCGACCTGCGATAATTAGTTCTTTAGGTAATATCATTATTTAAGAATACAAACAATCTCTCCCTCATCGATAAGAGCATAAGTATCTTTACCTATTATAAATTGAGCGCATAAAAAATAATTACAGTCTGTGATAATTATAACGCCGGGCTTAAGCTTCTCACAGCAAGCGTCAGCCAAATCACATCCGGGACTTATACATATAACTTCACCGGCCCAGATTTCCTTTTTTTGATCTTCGGTCTTTGGGATATATACAGATCCTTTCTTTTCAATATCCGCATCAACTTTAATTAAGATTTTATGATTTGCTGGTACTATTTGATTTACGTTTGTTATTTCCCTCATTTATAGTCTCCTTTGGTTTCATCCATTCTTTTACTGTATCTTTTGAAATTCGAATCCCAGCGGAAATAGGATGTCCTTCGAGATATCCATTAATATAATCAGACCCTATCTTTGAAATATTTATGTTTACTTTATTTCCGGGAATGATTATTACATTAGTTCCGAGTTTAAGATCCTTGATATCCATAATTATATTATATGACTCTTCTTTTTAAATTGCAAGGAATGTTTTATATTAATAATTTCTTTTAGTATTAGCCTTGACAGTTTTGCTTACTTTTCTTTTTCATTCCTTTACTCCTTTAGTATTTTTCTTAACCATACGCACAATTGTTTTAAGAGCTTTATTATATAAATATTTCACGGTGCTTAATTCCTTCTTTACTTTTTTGATTTTATTATTAAGATCGTTTATCTCTAATACTTTTAGAATATACTTCTTATTCTCTTCTTTAAGAAGAGTGTTAGCTGATTCTAATTCCCGGTTGTTATCCATGGCTGAATTATAGAGCCCGTAAGTTCTCTCAACTTCTTGTGAATTTTCAAGGTGCTTCTTTTTAGAATCAAAATTTTGCTCTTCTATCTCGCGGCATAAATCAAATACAAGTATCCGCGCTTTAACAAGCTTCTCTATTTTCTTTGGTTTCATTAATACCTCTTTGCATCATATATTTTTTTTCGCGCTCTTTTAAGTCTTTCCTATATATTACGAGTCTTTTATTATGCTCTATCATATTTACCCATACTTTCTCTATATTAATATAGACCGCAAATAAAAATAATTGCTTGATTTCACATAGGATTGAAAAATTAAAACTGCATCTATATATATTTCCAGAAACCGATAGTTCTCCGTTCCCATTTTCAATACTAATATGCTGATCTAGATCCTTAGATTTCATTAGATCTAATCTAAATATAAAAAATTTTAAAGACATTGTAACCTATCTTTATTCCATTGCGCTCTAATTCTTTTCTTTTGATTATTTTGATTCTTAGCTAACCTTTTATCGTAATCTGATTTATAAAGCATTGAATTTTGTTTAGATAGACTCATGCCAGTTTTAGTGAAATCTATCTTTGTTGGAACCTCTTTTTCTTTAACTATTACAATATTAACCAGCTGTTTCTTGTTACGAAAGATATTCTTTATTTTGCTAAACATCCCTATCTTAGTTCCCGAATTCATTATGCCTCCGTGTAAAATATTGATATTGAAAGGGATTGTGTACTTTCACTTTGACATATAAATTTAATATCAGTTTTGAGATTATCAGGTCGAGCATAAAACCACTCGTTTATTTCCTCTTCTAAATCTGGCACATTTGTACCGCAGAATATTTTAACATTCATTTAGATCCCCCACGTTTTTTATTAATATTAGTTTATTATCTTGAATTATAAATCCGTCTTCGTGCGCAGCATCTATTAATTGCTGATCACGTTTCTTTTTAAATCTTTTAACAATTTGTTTTGTTTTTTTGATTATATCTTTGCTAAATTTATCTTTCATATTCCCTCTTACTTATTATAACTTATTTCTTACGCCATTCAGTCTTAAGAACACCTTTTAGAGACTTCCATATTAATTGCCCGAGTCCACTTGATTTAATTGTAGCCATCTTTATCACCCTTTTTTATTTTTAATCCTTTATCTGCTGCGTCAAGGAAATCCGCTAACTCTCTTAATATATTTGAGTTAATTAGATTATTCCCTATCGTTATCGGGATGAAACAATACCGTTGATTAGAACGACAATAATAGATACTTCCGATACCGGCTTGTCTCCACTTATATTTTACTATCCAACGCTTTGTTATTTCACTGGTTGTTGTCTCTTTAATTATAATAGATTTAAAAGTCTTAGGTTTTATTCTACGTCCAATTAATCCATATTTTATTACACACGCATGTTCCCTTAAACGTTTGCCTTTTTTAACGCGCTTTAATGTTCCGTTTATACCAGTCGGATATAGTGCACAGGTATTTAGACTTGTTAGATAGAAACAATTATTTTTACAGTACTTCCCGGTGAATTTAGGTATTGGCATTATCCCGCCTTTGATCACAATCTTCACATTCTTTTAGATTTATATTTCTACCTTTATGGCCGCAATAAACTGCCATTGTTTTCCCGGTCCTAACATCGAATTTAATAGACATACAATAACACCCGGGATTCTTTATACTTATTGCGGGTGGAATCTTATTTAACCTTGTTTCGATTTCTTTATCATAAATATTTTTCTCATCGACTAAATCGGAAATAATATCTGATAACTCATAAACACGTTCCCGGAGTCCTTTGATGCTTAATCCTTTGGCTACAGTTTTCTTAATTAACTCTTCAATTTGCTCGTCTTTCATTAAGCCCTCTTCTTTAGATAACGTATCAAACACATTATACCACAAAAGTCTATTCGTTCTGATGGAACATAAAGCTCATTCTTTTGAATCTTCTGAACATGAAGACATACTTTATTTATCTTTATTAACCGGGCGCCTGTATTTGAATCGGAAGAGATTGTTATCCAACCTTCTTTTCTACGGTAATCACTTGTTGACTTATTACAGTTTATACATTCAACTGATCGCTTTCTTAATAGATGGAAGTTCTCTTCTTGAGTTGTTAATTCCTTTTGAGAATAACCGCGGAGCTTTCCACCTTTAATCATTTCTTACGAACCTCTTTTAGTTCTTTAAAATATTCGGTAGCTATACTTAAATACCACTCTTTAAATTTGAGACTACAATTTATACCTTCTTCGGAACATTTATTATAAAATGGGCATGTTGAACATAACCCATTAATCTGAACCTGTGCTCTACCGGCACAAGCAAGATCAATAACGTTATCTTTTATTTTAAGTTCTTTCTTAAGCTTGGCAATTTCTTTCTTTCCTCTTGAAATTTCTATTTTAGCTTGAATCCATTTCTCTTTATTATTCATTTTATCCCCCACGGTATATATAATAGAAGTTTTCTCTTGAGACTGATAACCGAAAGAATATCTGGAATTAATGATCCAAGCTCTTAATGGTAATTTACTTAAGGCTTTTTTAAGTGCTTTTTTTCGTTGTCGTTTATTCATTACCGAAACCATTATAATTTAATCTATCATTTTTAAACTCTGGGATATTTCGCCATTTACTATATTCATTATTTGTTAATTTATTACACAAATGAATAATGATTTTTTTACAATATCCTTTATTTTGTTTATTTATATCGTTTTTTATTATATCTTGGAAAACTTTTTTGTCGAACTTATTATAATTAATAATGCAATAGCGGTGCCGATATTTAAAATGAACATTATTATACCAGCTATAAGTAATAAGATATTTCTTTCTTTGTCTCTTATTCATGATTTCCTCGCACTTTATTTTTAAATCTTTAATATCATATTTAAGATTAAGGGTTCTTACTCGTATTTTAAATAAATCCAATTCATTATTTGAAAGATGAACACACTCACGGTAATCGATATGTCCAGTAACCGTTAGTTTATTAATTAAATCTGTGACATTATCATACTCTTTCATTCTTAAGGTAAACTCATTAAGATTATCAAATATATTTATAAGATCAATTAATAAGTCCCATTTGAAAGTCTTAGAAGGTTCCTTTTGAAGAAGCTTATTTAATTCACATGATATATCTATATATGTTTTATTATTTTGAAATTGAATTATCTTCTTTATTTCATTCATTGGTTGTCTCTTCCCATTCTGATTTAGTTAAACGCATAATCGAAGTAATAACAACAGTCTCACACACACCTTTATTTTTTTTATTGATATCTTCTTTAATCCCGGAGATAAACTTTTTAGTATTAAACTTATCTGTATTTATTGTTAAAAAATTAGAATTGATTGACTTGTTTTTGTTATCTTGCCAGATATAGCAGATAAAATAATAACGTCGTTTGTTTTTTGGATAAAAGATTTGATACTCAATAAGAAACTCTGTAAGTGCATAAGCTATTGCTATTGCTAATAATATTAAGAATGAATCTCCCATGTTTACTCTCCCTCTACGTCTATAACTTTCTGTCCTTTTATTGGTAGGCCACGTTGTTGTCTTGCTTCAACCAGTATATTATAAACTGTTGTTCGTGTCAAGAGTGTATCGTCTTTACCGAGGAAGTCTCCACACATACGCCCAAGGACTTCTACTGATTTTATCCGGTCCCGTGGTTCTAAACTAATATCTTGCGCCATATCTGATAAGAACTGCATCCTACCGTTACGTGTCATTATTTTTTTAACTTCAGACGTTGCTCTAGCTTTTAATAATCTATTTGTTATTTCTTTAACCGCGGTTTGCCGGGATCTTATTAATTTAATTACTGCTGGTTTCTTCAGAAGACGACAACCTCTAGCAGCAGCATCGGTTTTTTTATAACCAGCTTTTATTGCTGCCTTCTTAGCGTCTCCGTCGTAGAATTGAGCAAAAAGCGTTTGCTTTCCATTTAATTTCCGAGATTGGCTTTTTTTAGTAACTATTGGTTTTTTTATTTTCTTTTTTTTCACTATATATAATTTAGCTGATTTCTTTACTAATAGCAAGCCCTTGTTAATAATAATAACTGCCTCTCTTAGTTTAAAAGTGGCTATTTAGTTTATCTTATAGTTATTATATACAAGGTGGAATAGTTTATATATGTGGAAAAAGCGCCGGACGCGCTATTACTTATTTTAAGGTTGCCTCTCACCTATAATCTAAAAGTGGCCAAAAGAATATAGGATTTTGTACTCTATAAAAAGAATCCGTTTTTTTAAAGAAAGGATATCAAAACTTTTTAATTCTTCCCTCGTTCCAGTAGTTGAAAAGAAAACCCCGTCAGAAGCTTAGAGGAAACTGACGGGGCTACAAAAATTATATTGTCTCTAAGCTTGAAAATACTATACTGTATTTTTGTGGTTTTGTCAAACCACTAAACAACACAACGTAACAACGTTATACACAGAGGTCATCATACGCAATTTTATAACAGTCGAACAACGCTAACCACTCCCCTTTGTGATACTTTAACAGAAGGGAAGTAATGTTTTATAAACAACACTTTTATAAACAACGAGGTAAATCAATAACCTATTACCTTTGCCTTCGGCGGCAGGCGCCACAACGTTGTGTAATACTTCACAACATAGTGATTCCTTCGGAATTTCGCTTTAATATATTATTTTCACTCTATTATGTCCCAGAATTATTTTATTTCTTTAGTCTCTAAACAATCCTCAAATCACTGTCTTATCACCTTCGGGATGACAGACATTTTCCGGTTGTTAACGTTCAATTGGCATAGATAAGTAATAATATACCGCGCTACTACGCGCTAAAGGAGTTGTCTTGAACCGGCAGTCCCCGCCGGAACTACCACATCCCCCGGGAATAAAAGACAAAGAATTTTAGAATAACTTAGGGCTTGACATGTCAAGGGTTATAATAATATAGGTATTAGATAATCTTATAATGAGAGTATAAGTAAATCTTATAATGCGACTATTAGAATTATTAATAGTGAAACCCCTTGACAAAATGCAAATTGTATGGTATACTATTGTTGATGAGAGAAAGGCGGTTTTTTTATTTGGAAGCATGAAGCCCCCTAATAACCGCCTCTCTCATCAAGGAGCGTTTAGGGGGCTTCTAAATTTTAAAGGGAAAGGAAAGGAGAGTAAATAAAATGGAAACTAAAGACACATTCGTAGAATTAATAGGAAACATGACCATATTAGAGCAAGGAAACCTAACAGAGGTAGCCCTTGACGGAGACGAAACCGAAGAACTTAGCAAATTAGTTTTAATCGTATTAGATGTAATGAACGGAAATATAACAGAAATTGAAGCAATGAAGAAATATAAAAAAGTAAAAAGCGGAATATTAAGTAAAGAGATATACAACAGTGTTTTAGTTTATTTAGTTTAACCGAGGATTAACAGAGAAGAGAGGGCGGAGAGTTGGAAATATATAAATTCGCTACCAAATTAAACTAAAAACCGAACTTAAAAGGAAAGGGAGAAAAAGATTATGAAAAATAGAATATTAATTTACAGGGATAACGGAAATATTTTTCTAGGCGAGCAAGAAAAACAAAATATTAATTATTATAAAACACTAAGACGATATACATATAAAGAAAAATATATATATAAAGGGTGGAAAAGAACACAACAAGGAACAATTAGCGTTTTAGTTTTTAGTCATGAAAAATGGGATTATCTTGAATTACTTAGAAGAAAAAGAAATGGATTTCTAGGGATTAGAAAATATTAAAAATAAAGAGAGAAAAGATTATGACAGATATTCAAAGAATGACAGAGATAGAGGAAGAATTTAAAAAAGCAGGTTTTGAGTTAAGCACAGAATACGGAGAGGCAATACTTTTAAAAGATGATGATGAAATAGACCCTCACACCTTAGAAAAATCAAACCTTGGTTTATTTGTTTTGGGTACGGAATACGAAAAAATAGCAGAAGACTTATAAAAAATTAAAGGAAAGAGGTATAAATATTATGAGACAATGTGAAAGGAAAGACCTAAAAAAATATCAAGTTATAGATTTACAAAATTGTAACTTTATGGATGATACGGAAGATGAACCAATGTCCGCTAATTCTTTGAGGTCAAGGTTTTGGTGTTTGGATGACTGTAGGACTAAGCACTATAAAGAATTTACTTTGGCATATATTTGCGACGCTTGGGAAGTTAGATTTGAATCGAAAGAAGACAAAGAATATGAAGCGGGGTTTAATTGTGGTCATGCTTGCGCAGTAATGGATAAACCAAAAGAAATAAACTCATACTCGGAACATTTTAAACGTGGGTATAAAAAGGCTTGGAAAACGCAAATAAAACAAATAGTTCAATAATGTAACAAAGGCGCGCTGGTGGTTTACTTTCCTTGCCACCGGTAAGCGCTAAATTAAAAAAGGAAAGAATAAAATTAAAGGAAAGGGAGAAAAGATTATGAAAGAATATATAATATTTAATATAGATGGCGGATATACTGAAAATGGCAAAGGTGATGAAGTAGAAAATTGCCAAGTATTAGGAACCGTCAAAGCCAGAACACCCAAAGCCGGATGGAATAAGTTAAACAAAGAATTAAAACTAACAGCGCAAGGCTTCGCTAGTATTGAGGTGCGAGAGGTAATAGGTAAACCAGAATACTTTTAAAAATAAAAAGGAAAGGAAAAAAAGATTATGACAGATATTCAAAGAATGACAGAGATAGAGGAAGAATTTAAAAAAGCAGGTTTTGAGTTAAGCATAGAATACGGAGAGGCAATACTTTTAAAAGATGATGATGAAATAGACCCTCACACCTTAGAAAAATCAAACCTTGGTTTATTTGTTTTGGGTACGGAATACGAAAAAATAGCAGAAGACTTATAAAAA